AATCTGCAAGCGGAATCCCCCTCCATGACCGGCACGGAACTCTATGCCGCAGAGGAGTATATCCCGGACTTCCAGGCGGCCAGGGCTGCCAAAAACATGCTGGAGCGCAAGGCAGGCCAGAAAGATGGCTTTATCTGCCGGTCCACCGCCGGGCGGGTGGTTCGTCTTCTCCAGGTCTACGACAGTGAAATCTACCCCCAGGAGCCGGAGGATCTGCCCGCTCAGTGGGGGTTTGTCTGGTCCACTGACCCGGACAAAGCTCTGCCCTTCCTCTCCCTTTCCACTTCCCCCTACGCCAAAGGGGATTGCTGTACCGCAGATGGCAAAACCTGGCGCAGCAAGATCGACACTAACACCTGGTCCCCGGAGACAAATCCGGAGTTTTGGGAGGAAGTGGAACCCTGACGAACCATCCCACACAGAGAGAGGAGGGCTGTTATGCCCATGGACAAGTGTACCTTTAACCCCGGGAATGAATGCTTGGGGCTGCAAAAGGCTAACATGTTGGAGAAGTCTCTGAACAGCCATTTGGATGCGGCCCGGCAGACCCATAAGGAGATGTATGACCGCATCCGGGCCCTGGAAACTGAGAGCGCACGCCGGGATGAACAGTATGTTCAGATTCTGGACAAGCTGGATGAAATGTCCTCCAAAATCACATCAGCACTCAGCCAGGTGAGTGAGCTCCAGATCAAGCCAGCACGCCGGTGGGAAGGGTTGGCTGATAAAGCAATCTGGGCTGTTTTCGCGGCAGTGATTGCGTTTCTGCTGGCAAAAATCGGGTTATGAGAGGGGGTGAAGGGAATGAGTGAAAAATGGAAAGTCTGGTGGAAAGCGGCGGGAATCCGTGCGATCAAGACCATGGCAGAGACCGCTATTGCCACGATCGGGGCGGCGGCGGTGCTTTCTGCGGTGGAATGGCCGGTGGTTCTGTCGGCCACCATACTGTCCGGCATACTGTCCTTGCTGGTTAGTATCAAGGGCCTGCCGGAAGTTGAGAAAGAAACCGCAAACAAAAACTAAAAACAAAGAAGGAGAATCAGTATGGCAAATCGTTTTTATGAGAATCGCATGGCAATCAAGGCAATCAGCGAGAAAGAGGGCGTGGATGTAGACATCGCCTCCCGCATGTATGCGCAGCAGCAGGGTTGGACCGGCTGGGAGAAGGAGATGGACGAGTGGAATGATATCCAGCGTTCCTACATGAATTCTAAGACAAAGACGCTGGCGGATCTGTTCCGATAATCTTGCAAAAACAAAAAACTGCCCCTGGTAAAGGGACAGCAAAAATTGACAATCCGCGGCGCGGCATGGTATGATGGATGCGCCCCGAAAGGGGTCAGAAAGAGGCGCTGCGCAAAACGGCAGGCGGTTTAGCCACATCCTCCGAAAGGAGGTGAGGCCCATGCCCATTACGATTACGTTACATATCTTCGGATATACCGTAACGATTCGCATTAAAGGCAGAAACCGCCACTCGGCCAAGTGACGGTTTCAAGGCTTTTGCTTTGATCTCTTAACTTGCACGGGCTAAACCGCTTGTAGCAGCGCCCTTTCTGTTTTTCATTATACCATCCTACCCCGGTTTGTCAAGAGAACAGACCGGGGACTTTTTGTCCCGTTTGAAAGGAGTGAGGAGTGGATGAGTAACAGCCCTCTTGTGACCTACACCAAACTATCCCCCAACCATTCCGGCCGGCGCAACCACGTGATTGACACCGTTTCCATTCACTGCATGGCAGGCAATGCCAGCGTAGAGACTTGCGGGGCCTTGTTTGCCGACCCGTCCCGCAAGGCCAGCAGCAACTACGGCATTGGAAGTGATGGGAGAATTGCCCTGTATGTGGACGAGGCAAACCGCTCCTGGTGTACCTCCAGCGCCTCCAACGATCATCGGGCTATTACCATTGAGGTGGCCAACAACGGCGGGGCGCCGGATTGGCCGGTGTCGGACAAAGCCTATTCTGCGCTGCTGGACCTATTGACGGATATCTGCCGGAGAAACGGCATTAAGAAACTGCTGTGGAAAGGGGATAAATCCCTGATCGGCCAGGTGGACAAGCAGAATATGACGGTTCACCGGTGGTTCGCCGCCAAGGCCTGCCCGGGGGATTATCTGTATAACCGGCACGGAGAGATTGCCGCCGAGGTCAACCGGCGGCTGGAAGGAGAGGAGGAGCCCATGGATATTGCAAAGTTGATCTCTGAAATGACCAACGAACAAGCCTACCAGCTCATGCAGAAAGCAGAGCTCCACGCGAAGACGCTGTCTGAGCCTGCCTGGTCCCAACAGGAGGGACATTGGGCAAAGGCTGTGGCAAATGGCATCGTGGATGGTACAAGCCCGGAGCGCCCTGCTAAAAGAGATGAGATGATTGCTATCCTTGGTCGCTTAGGCTTGCTGTAAAAGGAGGGCGGTTGTCTCTGTCTCGTTACATTTACAGCATAGAGCAACTAAACTCTATGGAAAAATGTGAGTGGCTAACAGATAGAGAAAAAGCCATATTTAATTTATTTTATCGTCGTGGGTGGCAGATTGAAGCCATTGCGGCAGAGATGGATGTCTCAAGAGGAACAATAAATAATGTCCTTCGGCACATCCGGGAGAAAACAGAACAATCTTTTTACTGCGGGGAGTGATTCCCCGCAGTTTTTTTGTATTTAATTTGTCCTTAATTTGGATTTCATTTGGACAGGCGGAACACGCTTTTTTGTTACTATAAATGCAAAGGAACAAGGAGGGTTTTTTGATGTTTGGTTTTAATCCCTATTCTCCTTATGGAATGCTGCCTGAGACGATGCCCCAGCAAGGAGTGTTGGGGCAATATCCCCAAAACATGCGGCAGCCCGCTCAAGGCCAGCAGGCGGGCCCTGGATGGGTTACAGTGCCCACTGTCAAGGATATTGCAAATGTGAGCGTCCAGCCGGGTGTTAAAGCCTGGATCATGGCTCAAAATGATGCTGTGTTTGCAGTACGGTCCGCAGACCAAATGGGTGTGACCACGACAGAATACTATCGCTTTGAGCGATATGACCCGGATGTGGAGGCACGTGTAAATCGAACAGAAGAATTTGTCACACGCAAAGAGTTTGACAAACTTGTGGACAGTTTGGGAGGTATTTTGGACGAATGAACCCTTTGATGCAACAACTTTCTGGAGAAACTTTGCAAGAAAGCCCTGAAACGCTGGTTAAGAATCTTATGGGAATTCTGCGTGGGAACGATCCCCAGAAAGTCATTCAGATGATGGCAAAAAGGAATCCTCAATTTGCCCAATTTATGCGAGAGTGTGAAGGGAAAACGCCTGAGCAGGTAGCAAGTTCACATGGGTTGGATTTGAAAAAAATTAAGAAAATGCTTTGATTACATTTGAGATGGCGCCTCTCTTTGTAAAATAAAATTCAAGGAGTAGTATTATGGACAATATGTCTCTTTCTGACATTGCGGCTGTGACCCGTAATGTTGATGGCGATGGCTGGGGAGCCGGTGGCGGCTGGATCATGATTATCCTGTTTGCCCTGATTTTCGGAGGCAATGGGCTCTGGGGCAACAATAATCGGGGGAATGCCGTAACGGAAGCCGACTTGTGTAATGCAAACAGTTTTTCCGAGCTTAAGAACTCGGTTGGGCGACTGTCTGACCAGGTGGGGGACATGAATGTTGGCTTTACCAAAGGCCTCTGCGATTTTGGTTACACCACGTTGACACAGTTCAACGCTCTGGAAAAGCAGCTGTCTGACTGTTGCTGCCAGAACCAGTTGGCCACCCAGTCTGTAAAATTTGATATGGCCAACTATGCCGCGGGCACTAATGCCGCCGTGGCCGCTATGGGGCAGAAAATCCTGGACAAGATGGCTGCCGACCGTGAGGCATCTCTCCAGGCCCGGGTGAACCAGTTAGAACTTCAGCAGGCCATGTGCGGAGTGATTAAATATCCTATGTCCTCTGCCTATGCCGCAGGGAGCCCCTTTTTCGGTTGCAGCCCCAGCTGCTGCACTAACATCTAAACACTTAGGCCCTGCTGGCCGAGGATAGGGGCGGGGCGATAGCCCCGTCCCTTTTAATTATGAAAGGAGTTCTTAATTATGTCTTGCAAATCTGCAATCTATACGGTATCAACCGCAGTCCAAGCTGTTGTAGCTGGCAACTCTTTGTCTTTGGGTAGTACCATTCGACGGTTCGGCTGTTCTACTACTCTGTCTGGCAATGCCATTGCTCTGAACGCTCCAGGCTACTACGACGTGGATGTTTCTGTGACCGCAATTCCTACGGCGGCTGGCACAGTGAGCGTGACCCTGTTTCAGGATGGTGTGGCCGTGCCTGGCGCGGTTGCTTCTGCTACTACCACTGCCGCGACGAATAGCGTCAATCTTAGCCTGTCCGCTATGGTGCGCGTCCTGAACGGGTCCAATGTCTCCAATCTAACTCTGGTTATCAGTGGTGCTGCTTCCAGCGTCACCAATGTTGCAGTTGTTGTGGATAAAATGTGAGGAGGCAAATTATGATAGAGAGGATCAAATATATTGTGCGCGATATTGATGATGAAATCATGGGAGCGCAGCACTATGCAAAACTTTTCAAAAAGTTTCGCGAGAAAGATCCCGAAGCCTCCCGGATGTATGCTACGATGGCAAAGCAGGAATTAGGACATGCGGATATGTTGATGGAGAGTGCCCGCCGGATTTGTGCTGCTGCGCCAGAAGAGGAAAACAAGGCGGCAATTTTGGCCATTATGGAAATCCAGGAAGATAGGACAAATCCATGGATACTCAAGGTGAAGGGAATGTTGGAGGCAGGATAATTTTCCACAGTTTTTCCACGGCTGGATCAAATTGAACCCAATAAAAACGGAATAGTTTTCCAATTATTGGGACTTTATAAGGCGGAAAATATTGCTAAGAAAGCCAAAAAGCCCTTGAAAATCAAGGACTTTTTGGCTTTCTTCTTTGGCACGCCAGGAGGGACTCGAACCCCCAACCCTCAGAACCGGAATCTGATGCGCTATCCATTACGCTACTGGCGCATAGCAATCTTAACTTGCCAAGTTATTATAGCAGGGGAGACGGGAATTGTAAAGGAAAATTTTGACGAATTTCAAAAGAAATTTTTAGGGAGAAATTTTGGAAAAAAGACAGAAGGGGACTTGCTCCCGGCAGGGTTCCGTGATAGAGTGAACTGGTAAAATTGGCGTTTTGGCGCCCATGGAAAACCGAAAGGAGAATTGAACCGTGAGCTTTTCGTTCCACGTTCCCACCAACCTGGTCTTTGGCCAGGGCGCGATCCAGAAGCTGCACAAGCAGCGTCTGCCGGGCAAGCATGCCCTGATCGTCATTTCCAGCGGCAAATCCACCCGGGCCAACGGCTACCTGGACATTGTGCAGGACCAGCTGACCCAGGCCGGGGTGACCTACACCGTGTTTGACAAGATTTTGGCCAACCCCGTCCTGGACAATGTGATGGACGGCGCGGCCTGCGCCCGGGCCAACGGCTGTGACTTTGTCCTGGGCCTGGGCGGCGGCAGCAGCATCGACGCGGCCAAGGCCATTGCCATGATGGCCCCCAATGAGGGCAATTACTGGGACTACATGTACGGCGGCACCGGCGGCGGCAAAAAGATGAAGAACAAGCCCCTGCCCATTGTGGCCATTCCCACCACCGCCGGCACCGGGACGGAGCTGGATGCCTGGACCGTGGTGACCAACGAGGAAACCAAGGAGAAGATGAGCGGCGGCAACAAGAACACCTTCCCTGTCCTCTCCATCGTGGACCCTGACTTTATGCTCTCCGTGCCCCCCAAGTTTACCGCTTACCAGGGGTTTGACGCCCTCTTCCACTCCACGGAGTCCTACATCAACAACACCAATAACCTGATGCGGGACATGCTGGCCCTGCGGGCCATTGAGGCCGTGGGCCGGAACCTGGCCACCGCCTGCCAGGACGGGAAGAACGTACAGGCCCGGGAGCAGGTGGCTTTCGGCAGCAGCCTGTCCGGCATGGTGATGAGCGTGGACAATCTGTGCTCCGAGCACGCCATGGAGCATCCTCTGTCCGCCTATTACCACGAGATCGCCCACGGGGCCGGGCTCATCATGCTCAGCCGGGCCTACTATACGCACTTTGTGGAGCACTGCCCGGAGCTTCACGACCGGTTTATCGACATGGCCAAGGCCATGGGCAAGACCGACGCCAAGGAGCCCATGGACTTTGTGACCGCCCTGGTGGACCTGCAGAAGGCCTGTGGCGTGGACGAGCTGAAGATGTCCGACTACGGCATTACGCCGGAGGAGTTCCCCAAATTTGTGGACAACGCCCGGAGCACCATGGGCATCCTGTTCAAGCTGGACCGTCTGAAGCTCACAGATGAGGACCTGGTGAAAATTTACACCGAATCCTATCGGTAA